TAGAACGGGGTTTGGTGGTGCTGATGAGATTGTTGATTGGTTCCAAAGAGATAAACCCGACGATTGGAGGCAGCGTGACTAAATTTGAACATAAGTTTGAATATCAGTGGGGTGGTGTAGATACACCTTTCACTAAAATGAAACGATGGGCAAAGAAACAAAATCCAATTGTTCAGCACCTTGCTCTAGGATTTATTGAATGGTTATGGCAGAAGTGGGTTGCAGGTAGGGTAGATATGGAAATGACTTCTGTGGATAAACAGGCAGAAGAAATTAAAAAACAATGGTCTGAGGAAGAACCAAAACCAACAATTAAATCTGAACCCTCTGAAGTGGAAGGTCTAGATAATATAAGTATTTCCTGGAGGCAACGTGACTGAAAAGATTACTCCAGAAACATATAAAAAAATGAATGAAGAGTTTGAAGAAGAGGGTATTGCCTTCAGAATTATTGTCCCTACACAAGAACAAATAGACAACTGGGAGAAAAAAGAAAAATGTTAGCAATAATCTATTCAGATGGTAGTCAAGAATGTGAGAGAGCAGTAAGTTTAGTTACTGCTCTTCATGCAGACATCAAAGTTTATAGGTTAAATCAACACTTTACTGAGAGAGCATTCAAAGCAGAGTTTGGTGAAGAAGCAACATATCC